AATTGAAAAACAAGACGAGTTACTACGTCTTGATAGTTTACAATTACAATACAAACAACAACAAATAGATTTACTTGAAGAAAACATAGATTTATATGTTAAACAACAAAAAAAGCTTCAGCCTAAATGGTACAACAATAAAATTATTTGGTTTAGTAGCGGCATACTAACTGCAGTGTTAACTGGTAAATTGATAGTAGGAGCAATTAATTAATGGCAAATCCAAATATAAAAGAAATCATTCAACAGCAATATCAAATGTGTGCTGCTGACCCTGTATTCTTTATGCGCCAATATTGTTACATACAACATCCTAAACGAGGTAAAATAAAATTTAACTTGTATGATTTTCAAAAAGACTCATTAACCGAGTTACAAAACAATCGTTACAGTGTTATATTAAAGTCTAGGCAGTTAGGTATTTCAACCTTAGCAGCCGGATTTGCTTTATGGAGCATGTTGTTTAACGAAGACTTCAACGTGTTAGTTATCGCAACTACACAAGAAGTAGCAAAGAACTTAGTTACTAAAGTTCGTGTAATGCATGACAATTTACCAAGTTGGCTGAAAGGTACTATAGAAGCAGACAACAAATTATCTTTAAAATTTAAGAATGGTTCACAAATAAAAGCAGTATCGAGTGCAGGTACTGGAGCTCGTTCAGAAGCATTATCTTTATTAATAATAGATGAGGCTGCGTTTATTAGAAACATTGAAGAGATATGGATAGCATCACAAGCAACACTATCAACTGGTGGTGGTGCAATAGTTTTATCTACTCCAAATGGTGTAGGTAACTGGTTTCATAAAACTTGGGTCGACGGAGAAACTAATGCACAAACACAATGGCACAACATTAAACTACATTGGACAGTGCATCCAGAACGAGACAATGAATGGCGTCAAGAACAAACACAATTACTAGGCGAAAGAGGTGCAGCACAAGAGTGCGACTGTGATTTTGTAAGCTCTGGTCATACTGTAGTCGACGGTAAAGTTTTATTAGGATATGAAGAAAAGTGTTGTGAGCCAATAGAAAAACGAGGATATGACAATGCTTATTGGGTATGGGAATATCCAGACTATTCGAAAAATTACATAGTAGTAGCTGACGTCGCACGGGGAGATAGTGCGGACTGGTCTGCATTTCACGTAATAGAAGTTGAAACGGTTACACAAGTAGCAGAGTATAAAGGTAAACTTCCACCTAAAGATTTTGGAAATATGTTAGTAACAGTTGCAACAGAATGGAACAATGCTTTACTTGCAATTGAAAATGCAAATATAGGATGGGCTGCAATTCAACCAGCACTAGACAGAAACTATGAAAATTTATTTTATACATATAAAGATGACGGATATGTAGATGTCGATGTTCAATTACAAAAAGGATATGACATGAAAGATAAATCTAAAATGGTTCCTGGCGTGTCGACGACAAGCAGAACACGTCCATTGATGATATCTGCATTAGAAATGTATATGCGAGAGAATACTCCTGTTATACGCAGTAAACGACTCATACAAGAGCTGTTTGTGTTTATATGGTTGAATGGTAAAGCACAATCGCAAATAGGTTACAATGATGACCTTGTTATGAGTTTTTGTATTGGACTTTGGCTGCGAGACACATCTTTAAAATTAAGACAGCAAGGAATTGATTTGAATAAAAGAGCATTATCAGGTTTTCAGAAATCAGATAACGTTATTTATACAGGAAAAAACAAACCAAAAGATTCTGGATGGGATTGGAATAACGGTCAAAACGATGAAGGTTTGACTTGGTTGTTATAAATTTTGCTTGGATCTTTAACGTCTTATATTTATAATAAAAGAAATACTATATGGCATCTTTAAGAAAACGTTTGCAGAATTTGTTTAGTACCAATGTCATCGTACGAACTTACGGTAAAAACAAATTAAAAGTTGTTGACACAAATCGTTTACAGTCTGTTGGAAACTTGGCTCAAACCAAATTAGCAGATCGATATACTAGGCTTCATGGCTCTAATAAACACAAAGTAGGTGGCATTCATGGAGGCTATGACTCAAACTATTATATGCATCAAAATCGTATACAATTGTATACTGATTATGAAATGATGGATCGAGACCCTATTATACATTCTGCATTAGATATATATTCAGATGAGTCGACACTAGAAGATCAGTTCGGTGATATACTAACTATTAAAACTAATAACACCAAGATTCAAAAAATACTATACAATTTATATTATGACATCTTGAACATTGATTTTAATATGTGGGCTTGGATTAGAAACATAACCAAGTATGGCGATTTCTTCTTAAAACTAGACATTGCAGATGAAATTGGAATCATTAATGCTCGACCATTTTCTAGTTATGAAATAGAACGTTACGAAGAATATGATGAAGAAACTGGAGAATATAAAATTGAGTTTAAACATATTTCTGGGTATGATGAAAAGTATGAAGTATATGAAATGGCGCACTTTCGACTGCTATCCGACTCAAACTTTTTACCATATGGTCGTTCTATGCTGGAAGGAGCAAGACAAGAATTTCAAAAGTTAACAATGCTTGAAGACGCAATGCTTATTCACAGAATAATGCGAGCACCAGAAA